ATGGCACGAGGCCCGATGGCATGAATTACACTGAACTCAGCAACGCTATTCAGGCGTACACGGAGAATACCGAAGCGAACTTTATCGCTGAGATACCCGTGTTCGTTCAGCAAGCTGAGCAACGTATTTACAACAGCGTACAGTTCCCCTCACTTCGCAAGAACGTGACTGGTGTGACTACCGCAAACAATAAGTACTTGCAGTGCCCGTTAGACTTTTTAGCGGTGTACTCTATGGCAGTTGTTGATGGAACGCTGGAGTCAGGTACGTATGAGTACCTGCTCAACAAAGACGTGAACTTTATCCGTCAGTCATATCCGCAGGCAGATGACACGGGCCTTCCACGTTATTACGCTTTGTTTGGGCCTCGTTCAGACAACGAAGACGAACTGACTTTCATCCTTGGTCCGACACCAGACACAACGTACAACGTTGAGTTGCACTATTACTACTACCCAACATCTATTGTTGACGCCGAAACATCGTGGCTTGGTGACAACTTTGACTCTGTTCTGTTGTACGGTTCTTTGGTTGAGGCTTACACCTACATGAAGGGTGAGCAAGACATGATGCAGCTGTACAACGCTAAATACATGGAAGCGCTTGCGTTGGCTAAACGTCTGGGCGATGGTATGGAGCGTCAAGACGCCTACCGTTCTGGTCAGTTCCGTCAGAAAGTAACTTGATATGCTGACCCAAGGTGCAACAAACACTTTCAAAACAGGGCTAGCCAACGGCGCGTTTGACTTTAGCGACGTCTTGGACACCTCGTACAAGATTGCCTTGTACACAGGTAACGCTAACATCGGCCCAGACACTACGGCCTACACAACAAGCGGCGAAGCCTCTGGCGGCAGTTATGTCGCTGGCGGTGCAACGCTGACCATTACACAGATACCAACGCAGGGCAACCAGACAGGTTCAACTGCGGCAACGTATTGGTCGTTTGCCAACGTGTCTTGGACTGGCAGTATTACTGCCCGTGGTGCTTTGATTTACAAAGATTTGGGCGGCGGTAACTCGCTGTCTGTCTGCGTTTTGGACTTTGGGTCGGACAAAATTTCAACCAACACTTTCACTGTGCAGTTCCCAACCGCTGCATACAACACCGCGATTCTTCGCATTGCTTAAGGAGCTAACATGTCTTTAGATAAAATTTCAGCCTCAGATAAATGCGAAGCATCTACTGGCTACAACACTGCCCCCTCTGACACCGCGACCATCGAAGGCCGCTACTATGCCGTTTGCTATGACAAAGATGGCAACGTAAAGTGGGAAGACGCTATTGAGAACTTGGTCACGACCGTGGGCAAGAACCTGACTTTGGACACAATCCTTGGTAACTCAGCCGCTGGCGCAGTGGTCATGGGCTTAAAAGGTACAGGTACTGCTGCTATTACTGACACTCAGTCTTCACATGCTGGCTGGTTGGAAGTTGGTTTGGCTAACGCCCCCACATACTCCGGTAACCGCAAGACTCCTACATTTAGTGCTGCGGCCTATGTAAGCGGTACGACTTGCACCAAGTCTACTTCTTCAGCCTCCACATTTGCCATCACATCCACAGGTACTGTGGCTGGATGCTTTATCAACATTGGCGGCTCTGCAACAATCGACAACACTACAGGAACTTTGTTCTCTGCTGGTGACTTTAGTAGCTCTAAAGCGGTTGTTTCAGGCGACACTATTGCAGTTTCGTACTCTTGCTCATTGACATAAGATGGCTTACGCATGGGGCGACGGCACTTGGGGGGCTGCTGGTTGGGGTGGTGTAACTGCCTTTGACGACAGCGTATCCGAGTCCGTTGCCGCATCGACTGCTGAAGATCCAGCGGCTACATTTGCCGTTAGCCGTGAAGAGTCGATCTCAACGGCAAACTCATGGGGTGAAGGTGCTTGGGGCGATTTAAGCTGGGGCGGCCTTGGCTCAATATCGGATTCTGAGACAGTTGCAGCAACGTTTGCCTTTGTAGTAGCAGATACTGCGGCGATCAGTGAAACTGAAACGGTTATTACTGGATACACTGCTAGCGTAAGCGAGACGTCAGCAACAACTACAACAGAAACAGTAGCCGCCACATTTGCCAATTCTGTAAGTGAAACAGCGGCGACATCGACAGATGAGACAGTAGCGGCAACTTTAACAGGCACTGTGGCGGAAACGGCTGCCACCTCAACCGAGCAGTTTGTAGGTTCATTCTTCAATGCATCTGTTGATGAGACAGCAGCAAGTTCCACATCAGAGACAGCGGCAACAGCCTACACAGGCTTGTCTGTAAGTGAAACTGCTGGAACCTCTACGGCTGAGACTGTAGACGCAACTTTTGCGGTGTTCTTGGAAGAGCTTCTTGGGGCAATTCAGGACTCTGAGTCGGCGGCCACTACTTACTTATCGACTGTGACTGACACAGTGGCAATTACTTCATCTGAGTCAATTAGAAAAACTTGGGAAATAATTGATGACACGCAAACAGCAAACTGGCAGAATATTGGAAATACCCAAAATGCTGGTTGGACAAACATCACAACCACACCATAGGAGCTTTAAATGGCAGCTACAACAGGACAACTAGGGCTAGTCACCCCAACGCAGGGAACGCTCTCTGGCACGTGGGGTAACACGGTCAACAACGGTATTACCGAATACACCAATATTGCTATTGCCGGAACAACCACTTTTAATGGTGACGGCGCAGTAACTCTGGTCAATACCACAGGCGATGCTACTGCCACAAACATTGCATCGACATCAGCGCAGTACATGATTGTGCGCGTTACAGGCACTTTAACCACAACGAAAGTCATTACATTTGGCTCTGCCGGTTCCGCTCCTTACAGTAAGCTTTACTTGGTTGATAACGCTGCAACAGGCGGTGATGTAACTTTCAAAGCTTACGGGCAGACTGGTGTCACAGTGTCTGTTGGTGAAAGGTGCTTTGTATATTACAACGGCACAGACATTGTAAAAGCCGTTTCCAACACGGCTGACGGTGTTACAACAATCAGTTTTGGTACAACGGGATTGACGCCTTCTACGGCATCATCAGGTGCGGTTACAGTAGCTGGTACGTTGGCTATTGCAAACGGTGGTACTGGCCAAACAACGGCATCTGCCGCATTGAACGCGCTAGGTGGCGCATCCACAGGTAAAGCGATTGCCATGGCAATTGTCTTCGGTTAATTTAAGGAGCTAACATGGCAAATCCAAACATCGTTAACGTATCCGTTATTAACGGTAATACGGCGTATGTAATACCATCGACCACAGGCGCTACAACGTCTTGGACGTACAACGGAACAACATCTTTGACTGGCCTTACGCCAGCATCAGGTACTGTGAATAAGATTGACTCGATTGTGGTGTCTAACACTACATCGACTGCGGCTAACTGTACTGTGGCTATTGCCAACAACGCAACGTTTGGTAGCGGCACTGTGATTGCATATCTGGCCTACCAGATCAGCGTCCCGCCTAATGCTTCCTTGATTGTGACGGACAAGACCACTTCGTTCTATGTGACGGAGAACCAGTCTGTTGGCGTGACATCAGGCACAGGCTCTGCCTTGACTTACACAGCTAGCTTTGAAGTAATTACTTCACCATAATTAGGAGACTTTCATGTCTCAACGATATACGGGCGCTTACGTATCTAACGCCATCACTGGTATTAACTACCCTGTCACAACGGTAGAGTACCTTGTTGTGGCTGGCGGGGGTGGTGCTGGAGGCGCTAATAGTAGTGGCTCTGCTACAGGCGGGGGTGGTGCTGGCGGCGTTTTATCTGCTACAGGTTATGCTGTAACTGCTGGCTCTAGTATCACTGTTACCGTTGGTGCTGGCGGTGCAGGCGGCGCGGCTTCCAATTACACCGTTGGATCAACTGGCAGTAATTCTGTTTTTGGCTCTATAACTGCTACTGGCGGTGGTGGTGGTGCTGGAGGTGTAAATCAAGGCGGTACTGGCGGTTCTGGCGGTGGAAGCGGGTACAACAATAACTATGCTGGCGGCTCAGGTACGGCTGGTCAGGGCAATAATGGTTCGGCAGGGCCGAGTGGTGGCAATGGCTGGGAAGCAGGAGCTGGCGGCGGCGCTGGCTCTGCGGGTACTGCGTCATTTCACAGAACAAGTGGAAACAATGGCTATTCAGGTGACGGTGGGACTGGAATAGTTTCTTCAATATCAGGCGCACAAATTCAATATGCTGGTGGAGGCGGTGGTGGAGCAGACCCCACATATGCACGATCTGGGCTTGGTGGCGGTGGCGGTGGTGGAAACGGTTCAAATGTTGTAGTGACTAGCGGTCAATCTGGTTTAAATAACACAGGTGGTGGTGCTGGTGGTTCTGCTTATGCTGCTGGTGCTGCTGGCGGTTCAGGCATAGTTATCGTCCGTTACCCTTCATACTTGGCCAAAGCTGCATCAACAACTGGATCACCAGAAACATATATTACAGGCGGATGGCGCGTGTATAAGTTCACTGCATCCGGCACAATCACATTCTGAGGTTTTATGGCACAAGGTCTATTCACACTGAAGCAAGTTAACCAAGCAATCAATCAGGGTGCATGGTCAGGCTATATTGCGCCTAAATGGGTTGAGTACCTTGTAGTTGCTGGCGGTGGAGGCGGAGGTTATGTGGCTGCGGGTGGTGGCGCAGGTGGTTTGTTAACAGGCATTGTGACTGTTACGGCTGGCACTTCTTACACTGTTACTATTGGTACGGGCGGTGCTGGAGGTACGAGTGGTAACGCTGGTGCTTCTGGTACTAATTCTGTTTTTGGCGCTATATCTTCCACGGGAGGAGGCGCTGGCGGCTCTTATGCAAGTACTACTGGTGCGGCAGGTGGTTCCGGCGGCGGTTCAAATAACAGCATAACTAGTGGTGGTATTCAAGGCATAGTTGGACAAGGTATTGCTGGTCAAGGTAATGCTGGTGGACGGTCTTACGCAGGTTCAAACTTTACTGGCGGTGGTGGTGGCGGTGCTGGAACGGTTGGTTTAACCTCAGTAGGGGTAGACAACTCCGCCGCAGGTAACGGCGGCGCTGGTATTGCGTCTTCTATTTCTGGAACAGTTAGCACATACGCAGGTGGCGGTGGCGGTGCGGCGGATACTGGCGGGACAGCAGGCTCTGGCGGTGCTGGCGGAGGTGGTGCTGGTGGATGTAGTCGTGGGGCAAGTGGCGGCACAGGCACAGTTAATGGTGGTTCTGGAACTGCCAATACAGGCGGTGGTGGAGGTGGTTATGGCGTTGCTGGCGCTGGTGGCTCTGGCGGCTCTGGTATTGTTATTGTTCGTTACCCCGGCACAGTTCAGTTTTTTACTGGTGGCTCTGTAAGCGGTACTAATGGATATGTTATTCACACGTTTACATCTTCAGGTACTTTGGCCCCAACAACGCCAACGCCTTTGCTTTCCATAAACTATCTTGTGGTTGCAGGTGGCGCAGCTGGGGCTGGTGGCGTAGGTGGCGGTGGCGGTGCAGGTGGTCTGCTTACTTCTTCCATCTATTATGGGGTTGGTGCAACTGTCACAGTAACTGTGGGCGGCGGTGGTACACGAGGTGCAACTGAAGCCACAATTGGTACAAACGGTTCTAATTCAGTCTTTGGCTCTTTCACAGCTACGGGCGGTGGTATTGGTGGCAGTGCTGCGGCAGGTGGCGGCTCTACTGGTGGCTCCGGTGGTGGCGGTATGGGTAGTGGCTCAAGCAATGGTTTTGCTGGTATCTCTGGCCAAGGTAACGCTGGTGGCGGTGGTAACAGTGCCGGTGTTGGTGGTGGCGGAGGCGGCGCAAGTGCTGCTGGTACAGCTGCTACAGGTTCCGTATTAGGCGCTGGCGGTGCTGGTACTGCATCATCCATAACAGGTTCTTCTGTAACTTATGCTGGTGGTGGCGGTGGTGGTAACTACTGGAACGGCGTTGGTACTAGCGGCCTTGCTATTTACCCCGGTGCCGCAGGCGGTGCGGGCGGTGGCGGTCGTGGTGGTTCTAGCTACAACTCCTCAAGCCCCGGATCAAATTCTCCTGAAAACGGTACGGCTGGTACGGCTAACACCGGTGGCGGTGGCGGTGGTGGTACAGGAAACCAAGGTCTTGGTGGTAACGGAGGCTCTGGTGTAGTGATTATTTCTGCGCCTCAAGCTGCGGCTTCTACTACGGGTTCACCAACAGTTACAACATCCGGTGGCAGAACGATTTACACATTCACTGCCAGCGGTTCAATCACCTTCTAAGGAATAGAAATGAGCAGTTACTTGGGTGGTTATGTATCGGCAACCTTCAATCCACTAACCAGCGGTATCACATCAAACGTTGAATACTTGGTGGTTGCTGGCGGCGGTGGTGGTGGAACTTATTGGAGCGGCGGTGGCGGTGCGGGTGGTTTGTTAACAGCCGCTGGTTTTGCTGTGGCCTCTGGTTCCGCATTAACCATTACAGTTGGCGCAGGTGGTGCTGGAACAACCACTAATACAGCAAAAGGATCAAACGGTTCTAACTCTGTTTTTAGTTCTATTACCGCAACAGGCGGTGGAGGGGGCGCTGGTTACGATACTTCGGGCGGCGGTGCTAATGGCGGCTCTGGTGGGGGCGGCCCAATATATTCTGTAGCAGGTGGAACAGGTGTTTCTGGACAAGGTTTTGCTGGCGGCACGGGTTCATCTTCTGGCACTTATTCAGGTGGTGGAGGTGGAGGTTCTGGCTCTGTTGGTGTAAGCCCCGGTTCGGCAGGTGTAGGTAATGGCGGCGCAGGAACTTGCTCAACAATTACAGGCCAGCGAGTGTTTTATGCTGGCGGCGGCGGTGCCGGTATTAATAGTAATGACCAGTTAAATGGATTGGGTTCTGCTGGTGGCGGTAATGGTGGGTATGGCACTACACTTCCTACAAGTGCAACAGCAAATTCAGGCTCTGGTGGCGGTGGGGGTTCTACACAAACAGGCACATATGCGTTGGGCGGTGCAGGTGGCTCTGGAGTCGTCATCATTCGTTACCCAGCTAACTGCGCTCCTCCTACTTCCACAACAGGCAACCCTCAGATAAACTATGCTGATGGCTATCAAATTTACACATGGACTTCCTCTGGGACAGTAACTTTTTAATGGAGAATCAAATGGCACATTTTGCACATATTACTAACGGCGTTGTCGATCAAGTTATCGTCATTGATGCTGAGACTTTGGCAACAGGTCATTGGGGCAACCCTTCTGAGTGGGTTCAAACGAGCTACAACACTCAAGGCGGTCAACATCCTGAAGGCCGTCCATTGCACAAGAACTACGCAGGTATCGGCTACACATGGGACGGCGTAGGTTTTGCCGCTCCACAGCCTTTCCCAAGCTGGACTAAAAACGCTGACACATATTTGTGGGAATCTCCTGTTGCTATGCCTACAGACGGCAAAATGTACACATGGGACGAAGCTACAACATCATGGGTTGAAGTAACTCAAGGAGCCTAATATGGCCCAACTATCTGGGGTGTGGACGCTGAGTCAAGCGTCCCAAGCCATCAAGGATCAGAACTGGACTGGTATTCCTCCGCAGAATGTGGAGTACTTGGTCGTCGCTGGCGGCGCAGGTGGCTCTTATGCTGGTGCTGGCGGTGGCGGTGGCGGTGGATTGCTTGCTGGCTTTTCTGGTGTTACGGCTGGAACTCAGTTGTGGGTAACTGTTGGAGGCGGCGGT